GCCCAACGGGGCGGTTCTCGAATGACATGAAACTTCCATGTCTGAGAAAACGAAACGACAACCCTCCCTTATCCAGGGGAGTTCTCTAGGAGTACAAGATGGAGCCAGCTTCTGAGGCTATTAACCAGACCACCATGCTGCAAGCGCACTATCTGTGGCTCACAGGACCCTACGCACCGTATCATACGGTGAACACGGTCTATGTCGACGGAACGCGTCTTTCGCGGTCATGGTGGAAAAGTCAGAAACCTTGGATAGTAACGAAACCGTACGCAGTTACGCGGTTTCGCCAATGGCCTGGGGCGTACAGTGTTAGTTGTCACTTTACGCTTTACGGTGAGGCTTGGGAGTACGGCGACTCGTTCGTCTCTCCCGATGCTGTCATGTCTATCTTAAACAACGTCCAGCCCGGCACTGCTGAAGGTGAGGCACAAAATGCCGCCTTAAAGGTGATTGCAGGAGCCCGATGGCTCATGCCAGTAGCCTTAGCTGAGTTGGACAAAGCGGGAAAAGATGTGAAAAAGCTGGCGGACGTCTTTTATGGCGGCCACGATCTGATGAGTAATGCCATCAGGTTCCCTGAATTTCGAAAGGGAGTTTATCGCAAAATGAGACGCTTGTTAACTATGCATGGCTTTGGCCGGTTCGTCGTCCGTCTATACGGAACGGCAACTGACGCGTGGCTAGCATGGCGATACAGTGTTCAAACCGCAATCCTGGACGCGCAAGATGCCTGTAAGGCGGCGGCTGAAGTTCTAGCCGACACACCCCGTCAAACAGAGCGCGCCCATACGCATCGCGTAGGACCAATAACTGCAGTGTCCGCTACCACTGGTGACGGACCCCTAAGAGCCGGATTTTGTACGACGCTTTACGCTCGTACGGAATACTCTTACACGACTTGGACAGAGGCAGAAGCATGGATAACCGCCGTGAGGCAGTATAATCCTGTGACTGCTGTTCCTCAGGCCGTAGGCCTTTTGAACATGCCCTTAAATTTGTGGGAGATGTTTCCCGGCAGCTTTGTAGCCGATTGGGTTATTGACTTAGGTTCCTATCTCGAGGGGCTAAATGCCCTCGTGGGGTGGAATGTGGTTGACAGTGGTACATCTGTGAAAAAGAGAATCGCAGGTGAAACACGACCCTTCTTCATGACGAGCAATCCCTGGACGACGGATATCTCATCCACGTCCGAGGCCATACGTTTTGAAGGCTCCATTTACAATCGGTCGAGCTGGGTAAATCCAGCTCCGGTATGGACGCCAGCGTTTCGGATGAACACTAGTCGGTGGCTGGACGCCGCCGCCTTGGTATCCGGGCTCCAACCCCTAAGACTGAAGAAGTTTTAGAGACCAATAACCAAGAGCAAGACAATGCCGTATATTACTTCAGCAACTGTTGGTGGACTTAGTCGGGCCGATGGTACGACTGCACGCACTCTGACTATGGTTAGGGTGGAAAACGTTGTGGGCGGGTTCGTTCTCCGGGAATCCGGGGTCGATCCCAAGCTTGCAGCAACGTGCACGTATCGGACTCGCGAAGAAAAGGCTAAGGGCGGAAAAACCGTCCGAACCATCGCGATGACATGGTCTTGGCCGTACGAAACGGCGGCCGCACCTGGTGTTATAGCGGGGTACATCAACTATGGCCCAACTGGCCTGCGTTTCCCCGTCGACGCTCCGGACAACGTCAAAAAAGACGTCCGGACACAGCTGACCAACTGGGCGAGTGGAGTCGGTGGTACTGCAGGGTTCGCCTTCATTACCGATCCGCTCCTGAATGGATTGCCGGCTTTCTAGGCGTCCAAACTAACTCGCTGTTTCACCCATCTTGTAGTACTCTACTTTGGAGACGCAGATGCAACACAACTATAGCTCATTTATCGACCCAGTTGTCGACGAGCCGACCCGCCCGACTATTCACCGGGAGAAAGTTCCACAGCCTGTTGCTGTTAATCAGCCGGCATGGGACGATCTGTATCGGAGCCGCAACGCAAGAACGCGTGCTTTGAGAAGAGGGGTTGATAACGAAGTCAGCATGATAATGCTGCTGACAAAACTTGAGGATAGGGATGTTCTCAAGGCTGCACAAGCGCTAGCCCATAGGCTGCCGGTTACTGCGGTGAGGGATGAATACCTCTACGCTTTAGCTCAAGCCTTGCAATCCGTCAAAAGGCAACGTATCAACGGTGAATCTGTTGAGGTTGTTGGGGAAGAACAGCTCCTAAAACTGATGTCTATCAAAGGGCCCGACCTTACACAGGAAGGGCTCAATGAGAAGGCATTCTGGGACTATCAGCTGGTAAAACTCCTTTCTAAATACCCGTTCGCGGGTTATGACGAGGTTGCAGAACATAACGCCCTAGATGAATTCGTCAGGTGTGAGGAACAGAATGCCCGGACTAATAATGCCGAGCACTTATGGACTCCACAAAACGAACTAATCAACGAGTTGAGGGGGACGGTCACCGAATTGTTAGGTGATCCCCCGACGCCCGAGGAAGTTATGGAACTGGGAAAATGGGGCCCTGGAACAATGGCCGGGTATGTTTACCGGTCGTCGGAGACGGGTGCTGAGATGAAATTCAACGCACCCCTCACAATGACTCCAGAGGCATTACCGCTAGCAAGCATGGTACTCCCCCAGTACCAGCTTTGGTACGGCCATCTAAAAGCCGTATTTGGCCCTCACTGGGCCAGCCTGCAACCCGGGGGAACGCTACAAACTGTACCTAAGAAGTTTCTAATGAAGCGGACGATGATTGCTGAACCATCGTTTAACTCTTGGATGCAGCTCGCTATTGGGGCTGTAATCAGGAAACGCTTAAGAAGATTCGGGTGGGACTTAGACACATGTTGGGCGGTTAACCAGAGGCTTGCCGTTAAAGGCAGCATTTCTGGAGTGTACAGCACGTTGGATATGCGTAATGCGTCCAACACGCTGGCCTACCGCTTGATTGAGTCGGTTTTGCCTGAGCCTTGGTTCGCGTGGTTAAAACCCGTGCGATCACCAAAGGTACTTCTGCCGCCGTACTTGATTGCTAAAGGACTACCGTCTCCCTACAACCTGCAGATGTTCAGCAGTATGGGAAACGGGTTCACCTTTGAGCTAGAGTCGGTTGTCTTTATGGCAGCCGTCCTCGTAGCCTGCGGCAGGCGTCCGGCCGAATTTCGACCCGGCCGTTTGTCGTTAGAAGATCAAGGGATGTCCGTGTATGGGGATGATGTTGTTTTACCCCAAAAGGCAGCAGCCTCCTTCATAGAAATAGCCCAAGAAATTGGGTTGGAGGTTAATCAGGAAAAGAGCTTCGTCTCTGGGCCCTTCCGTGAATCTTGCGGATGGGACTCGTACGGCGGGGTTAACATTCGCCCCTTGTTAATCAGCAAAAGGATGGAAGATGGATTCGACTTGGTTACTATTGCGAATCGGGTTCTTTCTCATGCTCATCGATTGGCTGATGAACCGCATAATAGCGGTTA